TTTGTGTCAATCTGCACACTGAACGGACGTAACTTTCTTGAGCAGGAACTTTCTCAGGACGGTGACGCCAAAACCAGCCACCTGGTGTCGGAGTGGGCGCTCAAGCCGACCGCCCCGAAGGCGCACGCCGGAATTTTTGATCTTAACGGATCATAATAAATCTGAGGGGGCGGGCAACTGCCCCCTCTCTTTTAAGAGGGATTACATGAAGCGAGTTTTATACACAGACCCCCACACCAAAAAAGAAGTGGTAATGGATCAACGGTCTGACGGGACTGACGTAATTGAGACGACGCAGCGTTTTGACACGCTGGTAAAGTTAAACCGGCAGATGAATAACGACTATTCAAAAGGCTCTATGACGGGCAATACGCAGCGTCATGTACAGCATGTGGCGGAGATACCTAATGTGGTGTATAATCACCTGATTGAGACGCTTGGCACACCGCAGGAAAACCCAAAAGGTTGGAAGGCGTGGCTTAACAATAGCGAGAACCGAGACTTTAGAACTGGTGGCGGACAAGTCTAATGGCAGTTGATACATATACGAACCTGCAAACAGCTATTGGGAATTTTTTGGCTAGAGATGACCTGGCCACACAAATCCCTGACTTTATTACAATGGCTGAAGCGCGGATGAGCCGAGAGCTGGAAACGCGATCTCAAGAAAAGCGTGCTATTGCCAGTACGGTTGCAGGCAACGAGTACCTCTCGCTTCCAACTGACCTTCGCGAAATCCGAGAAGTCAAGTTAAACACATCACCCCTAACCGTCCTTAGTTATTACAGCCCAGTTGCGCTGGATGAGAAGTTTGCGTCAGGTGGGCAGGGCAAGCCATTGGGGTTTAGCATTATTGGCGACGAGATAAAGTTGCGTCCAGTGCCGGATAGTGCGTATAGCCTAGAGATCGTTTACATCGGCACCATTGAGGCTTTGTCAGCCACAAATGCTACAAACAACATTTTGAGCCGCTCACCGGACGCTTATCTTTACGGCTCTTTGGCGGAGGCTTATGCTTACCTCTTGGATGAGACACGCGCTTCTCAGTATCTCCAGCGTTTTAATTTGGCGATACAGGAAATAAAAATTGACGAGCAACGCGCACATTATGGCACTGGCTCGTTGCAAGTGAGCAGCATTTATCAACGACAAAATACAGCAGCGGAGAGTTAACTATGTCGGCTATGAGCGATTACCTGGAAAACGAGATCCTCGACCATATCCTTTCGGTCGGATCATACACAATGCCGACGGCTGTATATGTTGGCCTGTCAACTGGATCGTTTAACGACGACAACAGTGGCACAGAATTGAGCGGGAGTAATTACAGTCGTGTCGCTGCTACCTTTAGCGCAGCCTCTAGCGGGGCCACATCAAACAGTGCGGCGGTTGAGTTTGCTGCGGCAACTGGGTCTTGGGGTAGCGTCTCGCATTTTGGCGTGTTTGATGCGGCAAGCTCTGGTAATCTTTTAATTCACGGAAGCTTTTCGGTTGCTAAAACGATTGCTAATGGCGACATCCTGAAAATACCGACAGGTGACCTAGACATCACCGCAGCCTAGAGGCGGGCAGATGGCAACGAACACCCCACAGCTTGAACAGTTAACTGGTAGCATAGACGCGCTACCAGCTTCTCTGGATAGCCTAGACGCACTGCCTTGGTGTAATCCGACGCTGGAGCAGTTGGACGCATGGGGAACGCTTGAGCAGCTTGACGCATACGGCTACACATTAGACGAGCTTGGCAGCGGAGACAGGTTGTGCGTGCTTGTGTCGGATGGCGCTGCTTCCGTTTCTATGGCGGCTACCGGAGCTATTTTATTTGCTACAGAGTTTCAGGGTGCGGCGGCTATTGCCGTAACTGCCTCGGCAACACCTCAGCGTGTTCAGGCATTTGCCGGTACTGCGGCTATCTCCGCAACATCAACAGGCACGGCAACCCGCACACAGAATATGGCTGCGTCTGTCACTGGCGCTGCTGGCGTTACGGCAAGCGCAATATTTATTGCGTCATACGGCGGCTCCGCAACAGTTGCCTTTAATGCGACGGCTCAGGCGTTTTTAGTTTTTGCAGTCGAGGGTCAAGCATCCGCAGCAATCACATCAACGTCTGCCCCAGTTGGTACGTTTGTAATGTCGGGGTCGGCAAACGTCGCGCTGAGTGGTACAATGACCGGCGAAATACTTGGCGAGGCGTGGGTAAACGAGGCGGACACGGCGGCGACGTGGACTGACATTGCCGACACCTCAGCTATCTGGACAACCCAGACAAGCACAACAGCAACTTGGTTAGGGCAATAAATTGAGACAGTTTGGGGAATGGCTGCCAGACCAGCCTGAGTACATGAATGCCGGAGTTGTCGAGGCAACAAATGTTATTCCGGCTGTTAATGGATACCGCAGTCTAAGGGGCTTTGTGCCGTATTCTGCCGCTGCGACAAATACTATAAAAAATGTATTTTCAGCAAAGAACTCATCTAACGCCGTAAAGTTGTTTGCCGGAGATGAAGGCAAGCTGTATCTCTTCAACGCAATAGGGTCTGCTCTTGACGACGTTAGCAAGGGTGGTGGATATTCTCTTTTGGCAGACGAGAGATGGCGCTTTGTTAAATTTGGCGAAAAAGTAGTTGCCGCAGGTGGGATAAGTGAGGCGCTGCAAGTTTATGACTTAGCGTCGTCAAGTAATTTTGCCGACCTGTCAGCGTCCGCTCCAAAGTCTGATTTTATTGCAGTAGTAAGAGATTTCTTGTGGACGGCTAACCTGGACGTTGGCTCAGGCAGGGTGCCTTATAGGTGTTACTGGTCAGGGTTTAATGACATAACAAGCTGGACTTCTGGAGTAGACCAATCTGACTTTCAGGATATACCTGATGCTGGCGCGATAACCGGATTAGTCGGGGGAGAATACTGCACCATATTAATGGAGCGTGCGATTGTCAGAGCCACGTACACTGGCCCGCCCCTGATCTGGCAGTTCGACAAGGTTGAGACGGCAAGAGGTTGTCAGGTTTCTGGGTCTGTTTGCAATACCGGACACATGGTCTTCTATTTATCTGATGATGGATTTTACATGTTCGACGGGTCGCGCTCTCAACCAGTGGGAGCGGAAAAAATAAATCGATGGTTCTTCGACGACTTTAACTTCGGCTACAAAGAAAAGATGACTTCTGTTGTAGACCCTCAAAACCAGTTGGCGATTTGGTCCTATGTGTCAAACAGTGCAATTGACGACACGCCAGACCGGCTTTTGATCTACAACTACGCAATTGGTAAATGGTCTATTGCCAATGTCAAAGCCGATCTTGTGGCTCCTTTCTTCACGGCTGGTTATACGCTAGAAAATCTTGACCAAATATCATCGTCTGTTGACGCTCTTCCTGCGTCGCTTGATAGCGCCTTATATAAGGGCGGTCAGTATCTTTTTGGGGGCGCGTTAGGCACAAAAATTCACGCATTTGAGGGCGACAAACTTGAGGGGACAATTGTGACTGGCGAGGTTGGAATATCAACCGGAAACCACACAATCGTTACAAGGATCTACCCGTATCATCAGGGTGGCACGGCTCAGGTAAGCGTTGGCCTTCGCGGATTGCATACTGACACTGTGTCTTTTGGTTCGCTAACGTCACCAAACGCAAACGGGTTCGCGCCGTTTAGAGCGCAAGACAGATACCACAGAGCCAAAATGGTTGTTTCTGGAGACTGGAGCTTTGCCCAAGGTCTGGACATAGAGAGCCGTCAGGTGGGCAGGAGATGACAGTTTCTCAAAGAAAAACAAACTTTAGAACGCTAAACCCCGTCACCGCAACAACGAGAGAAGTTTCCGAGGTTTTAAACCGGACGGTTGAGGGTGGTTTAAATAGTGTGGGCTACACGACTTTGGCAAGCGGCACTACGACTACAACAGTTAGCGACCCGCGATATGGTGTGGAGAGCATTGTCTTTTTTACTGGATATAACGAAACTTTGGAACACAGTCACCCCTTTGTAAAAAGCACAAGCGCAAACGGGTCAATGATAATTGAACACAAGAACCACGGACATGATGTAGATGTTGCCTACCTTATTATCGGCTGACGACAGGTTGTCAGAGCAATGGAATAGGTGCCGGAAGTGGATCAGCGAGGCTTTAGCGTACTCCGGCGGTACGCATTCTATGGACGATGTTTTTGGTGCTTTATCTGTTGGGGATGCCCAGTTACATCCTTTAGAGAAGTCTGTTATTATAACCGAGATAGTGGATTACCCGCAAAGGTCGGTTTGTAGAATATGGCTGGCAGGAGGCGAGCTAAACGAATTAGTAGAGGCCGAAAAATCTGTTGCAATTTGGGCCAAGAGCCTTGGATGTGACGCGATGGAGATTAACGGCAGAATGGGCTGGAAGCGCCAGCTCAAAGATTACACCGCATCGTCGGTGGTTTTAACAAAGGAATTGAGCGATGAGTAAAGGCGGCGGCGGAGATACCAGAACAATTACCCAGACGAATAGCGCACCTGAGTACGCGCAACCGTTCTTGGAATATGGCTTGTCTGAGGCTAAACAATTGTATCAAAACAAACCCGGTTATTACCCAGGTCAGACAACAGTAGGTTTTAGCCCAGAGAGCGAAATGGCTCTTTCCGGAACCCGCCAGATGGCGATTGACGGATCACCGTTTATCGGTGCGACGCAAGACGTTGTGATGCAGAACCTTATGGGTACTAACCCGCTGATGAGCGCAGCGTTTCGCCCTGTTGTTGAGCAGGTTCAGGCTCAGGCTGCTAAGGCTGGTCGTTACGGCTCAGGGTATCAGCAAGGGGCGCTAGGCGCAGCGTTGGCTCCTATGGCATTACAGGCGCAGCAAGCGGCCATTGCTCAGGCTCCGGCAGCGCGTGAGTTTGGCTTTGCTGACCTTAACACTCTGGCCGGTGTAGGCGGTGCGCGAGAGGCTCAGTCTCAGGCGGAGCTTCAGGCTGACGTAGATCGTTACAACTTTGAGCAAAATCAGGATCAACTGGCTTTGGCTAACTATATGGCTGCCGTGCAGGGCGGTACTGTTGGCGGGCAAAGCAGCACTCCTGTCTTCCGAAATCAGGCTGGCAATGTCCTCAGTGGCGCACTAGGTGGGGCGCGGCTCGCTGGAATGATACCCGGTATGGATGGCGGTATGGGCGCTGGACTTGGCGCGTTGGCGGGTCTTTTAGGTTAGGGGTAGAACATGAGCGTTTACGACAGATTTAATCGATTACTGCAAGGTCGAGCGCCCTTGCCAGCCGCAACAATGAGACGGCCATTTCAGCTTCCTGATGGACAGGTTCCGCCTATGGCGCGGATGCCTGGCGCTAGGCCGCCGCAGTCTGCAATGACCGCAAACCAACAATTGTCGCCTATGATGCAGCAAATTTTAAGAAATGCTCAGGCTTCCCGCATGGCACCAAGAGCCGGTCAAGTCGGTCCTGCGGGTTCTGCCGGTCAGCAACAGCCAGCGGCTGGGATGACATTTGGTCAGAAG